TTGAAAAGAACGGTAGTTTATGATAACACATTAAAGACATTCACTGAAATAAAAGGTGGTAGAGCAAGGGGGAGAATTATAGCAAGATTAAGGGTTAATAAACTTAATATACCTCACGATTTACCCCCACACCTAGTCACAATGATATGTAGATTCTATGAAGGAAAGTGATGAGTGATGAGTTATACGCCAACAAAAGAACAATTAAAACTGTATGAAGTTACACCACTTGAGCATTTAGAAGCGTTGAAAGATATTGTAGTAGCGAAACAGAATGAAGAAGATATTAGATTAGAACAAACGTTTCAATATGGCATTATTAAGAGAGAATTATACGAGTATGATAAACTAAAAACCCCACCAACCGAGCAAGAGGTGTGCGAGGCGCTTGGGAAGTGGTTTAAAAAAGAAGTAAAATTCAATCAAAATGAAAAAATGTTTTATTACATTGCACAAGACTACATTGCTGATTGTGGTGAAATTATTAATTATGATGAAATTATATGCAGTTATGGTTGGGGTTGTAACTATGATACTCTTTCTCTTGCAACAGATTTACCCCCACATCTTATCACACTCATTGGTCGATTTTATGAAGGGAAGGTGAAAGACAATGAAGAACATATTTAAACATTTAAGACAAAAAAGAAGGTTCTTAAAATCTGAACCAATAACAAGAACTGAAATGATGTATGATGAAGAAGGCAACGAATTAGGAGAAGCAACATATACATTGTTTGATTTGACTAGCTATGTATTAGAAGGTGTGTCTAAAGAGCAACTAGATAAATGGTATAAGATTTATGATAAAAAAGTGAAGGGAAGGTGAAAGACAATGACTAAGGAAGTTTTAGAAGCGTTGTGCAAAGGCGTACAAGACGACCTAGCGAACAAACTTCACGTTGAAGAAGTGGCTATCAAACATCGCATAGAACACATTATTAAAACACTTACAGAGTTAAAACGAGATGACATCCCTTACAGTGTACAAGATAGACTGTGGCACGATTTATCTTTAAGTGTTACTAATTTATTTGAGTGCAAAGGCAAGATTAACGCATATGGTTATGCGAAAAACTTAAGCAGCGTGTTAAGCGCTAAGAAGGAGATGAAGTGAGATGTTAGAAGAATTCAAAAAAAGATTACTAGAAGAAACAAGACAAGAAACAGAGAAACTAAATAAATTAAATCAGTTTATGGCTGGAGATGTTTTTCCAACACTAACAAGAGAAGAAAAGGATTTGCTCTATGAACAATGTAGAATTATGAATAGTTTTGTACAAGTTCTAGGCAAACGTTTAGAGTTTTATGGACTTAAATTCACTCATGAAAAGAAAGAGGAAGAAAAAGAATGAAAACAATTACGTTAGAGAATGGCGAAACTAGACAAGTAAGCGAAGAAAAATATCAAGAACTATTAGCGTTAAGACCTGACTTCGCAGAGGTGGTTAAGGAGAGGATGCCAACGATTGTTGCGCCTTTCAATGTTTGGTTACAAAAAGATTATTCTTGGCTTGACAACGACCAGTCTCAAGAGGAGTTCCAAATCTATTTACATATGCTTTTATGGAAAGAAACTTACGACAAGGACTTCGTGCCTGATTGGGAGAATAGTAATCAACAACAAAAATGGTGTTTATTTTATGTAGATGGTAAGTGGATTACTGATTTTACATATATTTGGCATCAAAATATGCAAGTCTATGTGTCAACCCAAGCCAAAGCCAAGCAGATGCTTGAAGACCTAAAGGCTGTGGGGGTGATTGCTTAGAATGACTAAAGAGATTTTGGGAGCTTTAGTACAAGCAGTACAAGAAGATTTTGCAGATAAATTAGAAGCTCAAGAAACAGCGCTCATACACGATATCAACGGTCTCATAAGGATCCTTACTGAATTAAAAAGAAAAGACATACCGTTTAGTACAACCCACCGATTATGGCAGGAATTTTCTTTAAAAGTTAATGATACCTTTGAATGCAAGGGTAAAATTGATGCCTACTATTATGCTAAACAGTTAAGCTCTGTTTTAAAAAAAGACAGTGGGTCAGAAGTTAATAGTGGCGAGTGCGTGCAAATAAATATAGCAGTTGGCGATAGTGTACTAACACGTGGATTAAAGAGCTTTACGGTCAAGAAGATCTTATCGAATAGTGTTATTACCGAAGAGGGTGTGGAGATATTTTGTGGGGACATAGTTGGCTTAGAGCCAAAAGAGGAGGAACATAGTAATGAATAAAAAGAATATAAAGAAGTCTTTGGACTGGAAGCTCAAGGACTGGATAAACAGCATTGACGATCAAAGCGTAATTTCGGCTATAATGAATGGCGCTATAGTGACTGGGGGAGCTTTTGTACAAATGTTAAATAGTGAGGAACCTCATGACTACGACATATACTTTAAAACAAAGAAGGACCTACTGACTGTTGTCAATTACTATATAACTAGATGGTCACGTACGCATGATGGTCACGTTATAAAAGTTGTTGACTCTAAAGACAGGGTACTGATAAGGGTTCAGTCAACTGGTGTAGTAGAAGAACCTGTTGAGGTACCTTCAGAAGACCCACGTGCAACTATTGAGCCTTATATTGAGGAAGAAACACCGAAAAAAGAAAAGTATAGACCTGTATTCATATCAACAAACGCAATAACATTATCAGATAAAATTCAAATAGTGGTTAGATTCTTTGGATCTGTTGACGAGATTCACAAAAATTATGACTATGTTCACACTACATGTTCATATGACTTTAGTAAAGGCATAGTAGAGTTACCTTCTCGTGCCCTAGAGGCAATTATCAACAAAGAACTTTTTTATCAAGGGTCTAGATACCCACTAGCTAGCATCATTAGATCCAGAAAGTTTATTCAGCGTGGTTGGACTATCAATGCAGGCCAATATCTGAAGATGGCACTGCAGCTTAACGACATGGACCTAAAAGATCCAGAGGTTTTAGAAGACCAGCTTGTTGGCGTAGACAGTTACTATTTTTCTCAATTTATAGAGTCTTTGAGAATCAAAAAAGAAGAAGACCCAAATTTTTCTATTGACACAACATATCTCATAGAAGTGATCAATAGAATATTTTAAAGGAGAACTGACTATATGGACTTAGACAAAAAATTTGTTTGGGTATATGACTCAACAGTGTATAAGAATAGAAATACTTCTCACTATGCAAAGGTGCCTGTTGTGGGCAGCTACTTTGCTAAAGTCGCTGCTATGCTAGTTAAGGTTAGGGATGACTTTGGTGAAGATATAGACATTTATCAGATAACTGCAAGCACGGAGATAAGACCTAAGACTTTGTTTGTGTCAAGCAATGGTGTCTACTATAAGGATAAAGCTCATGGTAGAGTATTTTTATCTGAATCTGAGCGTAAGAGTTTGGAGGAATGGATTTTAAATGAATCAAAGTAAATCACTGAGTGGTTCTAGTTTAGCTGGAAGTAGCTCAACTAGAGAAAGAGTTAATAATGACTATTATGCAACACCACCAGAGTCTACCAAAGCCTTGTTAGCTGAGGTAGACTTTACAGGAGAGGTATTTATGGAGCCTTGTGTTGGTGCTGGGCATATAGCTGATGTTATAAAAGAGTACTACGTTAACGCAAAAGTCATTGGTTGTGATATAGTAGACAGAGGATACCCAAATACTAATGTATTAGACTTCTTAAAAACTAAATTTAACTTTAAGATAGACAATATAATAACAAACCCCCCATATTCTTTAGCACAAGAATTTCTGGAAAAGTCTATAGAAATTACTAAAGAGGGTGGGAAGATAGCAATGTTTCTCAAGATACAGTTTTTAGAGGGCCAGAAAAGAAAAGATATGTTTAAAAGGTATCCACCCAAGCACGTCTATGTATTTACTAAAAGACAGAACCCTTGGAGAAATGGTAGCCCAGTAGATGAAAATGGTAAACCTTGGAGTTCCACTATGTGTTTTGCCTGGTTTGTTTGGGAGGTAGGTTTCAAAGGAGACCCAGTAATCAAATGGATTTAGAGAAGTTAAACGAACAACAACTGAGGAACTTAGTGAGAGACAAAATAAGAATAACTGACATACTTTACAAGCACAACCCTAGTGGTAACTATCATCCCAATCAAACTTGTTTTTGCCCCTTCCATGATAATTCACAAACACCCTCGGCATCTATATACGATAACGATGGCGTAGAGACCTTGTATTGCTTCTCTGAGAGACGATTATACACTTCAGCTGATGCTATAGAGGTACTATTAAAAAAAGATGTCTACAAGGTCGCTGGGGCTCTGTGGGACAGACTTCCAGAGTCATCTAAACAAAGCTGGCTACAAAATAATGGCAAAACATCTTACAAGGATCTGTTTAATGAGGACTTATCGGAGTTAAAGAAAAGTCAGAGTTTTAGTTATTCTGAGGACAATATCAAAGATCAGGAAAAGGAAACTAATGATGATATTATTGAGAGGCTATCAGATGCTTTTAAATTGGGTAAGATTTCTCTTAAGGCAGTGTTAGATAAATATATAGAAAGTAAAGGTGAGTATAAATGAAACACTTATTCAAAGGCAACTTAGAATTAGATCAAGGCAACTATAAACTAGAAGCTTATGATACATATTGTGTAGTTACTGACTCTCAAGGCAATGAAATCTACTTTGAAAACAGCAATGGCTTCTGGCGCAAAAGAGAGTTTGACGACCAAGGCAACGGGGTCTACTACGAAGACGGCGGTGGTTATTGGTGGAAAAAAGAGTTTAACGAACGAGGATATCAAGTCTACTACGAAGACAGTTGTGGCATTGTGATAGATGATAGACCAAAAAGAAAAGTCACTATAGAATTGACTGAAGATCAACTAAAGAAAGTAAAAGAAATCATAGGGGATAGTTTATAATGCAGATAAAATTAGACAAAGGTTTCATTTTAGAGTCAGACACAAATCAGTTTATTTTGAAAAAAGACACCAATAAATTTTCTGCGACGGGGAAATCGGAGGGTCCAGTCTTAGGATTCTATTCAAAAATCGACCAAGCTCTAACTGCCTATGTAGAAAAAGCAATTCTATGTTCAGAAGCAAAAACACTAGGACACATTTTAAGTGAGATAAGAGACCTACGAAACTATATCAGAGATATTATTCGAAGCTTATAATTTCTGTTGAGGTTTTATTTGTTTAGAATTTATTGGACCTTAGCACTATGTCATTGTTACTACAACAGTGAGGCAAGCTTGATTATAATATACTGAGGAGGTAATTGTGAAATATATAAAAAGACCAGAAATTGTGGACGCCTTACCGTGGTCTGGTAATAACTTGGCAGAAATTGAAAAGTTCATAAACAACCCACAAATTAAAATCAATATTAGTGGCGATGGAGACATTGCTTTCTCTTTTATTGATACATTCTTCGTAGTCACGTTAGGTGATTACATTATTAAAAGTAGCACAGGAGATATTTATTCCTGTGATCAGCAAACATTTAGACAGTCATATGAAAGAGTCGAAGAGCAAATTGTAAAGAAAAGAAAGACCATTAAAGGTTAGAAGGAGAAGATTAAATGTTAAAAGTTTTTAGAAACGAAAAGTCTGGAGAGATTACATCATTAAGAACAGGAGAGGTTGTTTTTAGTTATGCGTTCTTAACACGACCTAGACCAGAGGACGACTTTAAAGCTGGTTACTATGGGGCTGACTTAGTTATTCAAGATGAAGCCACTTTGAAGGCAATTAAAGCCTATATTAAAGAGACCATGGAACTTAACTTAGATACTAAATTTGGAGGCAAGATAGGAAAGAACTTCCACATTCCATTGAGAGCAGGAGATCCTGAGGTTGACATAGAAGAGGGTAAATTTGTATTAAAAACCAACACCAAATTCCAACCTCAAGTACTAATAGTAGACAAAATAACAAGAGAAGCCAGAGAGATTACTGAGGACGAAGTTGATGAGATTTACTCAGGTATGGTGGGGGAGGCTTTTATTAAGTTCAAGCCATATAGTTATAATGGGCAAAAAGGTCTTTCATGTTATCTTAGCGCTGTACTAAAGACTAAGGATGGAGATCCTCTTGGTAATAAGTTATCTTATGCTGACATGTTTTCAGACACAGTAGAATCTTTGGAGGATACTAGTGAAGATATAGACCCAGTAGAAGCTATAGTCAAAGTAGAAACTTCAGTTAAACCAAATAATAAAACCAAAGAGGCACCTAAAAAAGGTAAAGATACGCCCAAAAAAGCTAAAGTTGAGCCAGAAGAAGCTCCAAGTATAGATTTAGATTCTCTTATTGAAGGCTCCTCAAGCATAGAGGATGATGACCAGGAAGATAGAGAGATTACTATAGACGACTTACTATGATCTACATAGGAATAGACCCCAGCTTTACAAACACTGGGGTTTGTTATTTTGACCCAGATAATAAAAAAATAAAGTTTGTTGGATTCAAACCAAAAGGCACTAATGACAGCTATAAAGATACGCTAGACAGAAGCGCTAAAGTAGCCCTAACTATTTTAAAACAGAGTGATCTGACAGAGGACACTACTGTTATAATAGAAGAGCCTTTAATGAAGTCTATGAAGGCATCAAGTTTAGGTGTACTCTCTGGAGTTGTCATATGGACTCTGGCATTCATGCCTAACGTTGTAAATATATATAGCGTTAACCCAAGATACATTTCTAGTGTAAACTCTGACATCAGGAAAAGTCTTAAGATGTCTAAGAAAGACGCAAGTCGACATGTAGCCTCAGAGATTCTTTCCTATTTAAAAGAAGAGCTAGACTACTCAGTAGAGATTTACAATGATAAAACAAATAAAGATGGCTCTACCAGACAGAGGGTCTTGTCTCATGATGAGGCAGAGGCTTTCATATTTGTTATATCCTTATTAATTGACCTCAAGTTTTTCAATAATCAACAGCTTAAAAAAATAGTATTAACAAATAAAAAATTACTGGGGAGAAAAAATATAACATTAATTAAAGGAGAACTAAGTGAAACATTTATTTAAAGGTAAAATAGATTTAGTAGGTAATTATGGTTTAGAAATAAGTACTGGGAGATTCATAATTTATAACGAACGTGGCAACGGAGTGTACTCCGAATACAGTGATGGCTCCTGGAGCAAAAGAGAATATAACGAACGTGGCAACGAAGTTTATTTTGAAAACAGTGTTGGTGTTTGGGCCAAGAGAGAGTACGACGAACGTGGCAACGAAGTCTACTATGAAGACTACACTGGCTACTGGTACAAAAACGAATACGACTCTCGGGGCAACGTAGTCTACTATGAAAACGGTACTGGCTTCTGGCACAAACAAGAATATGACGAACAAGGCAACGAAGTATACTGTGAAGACAGCAATGGCTTCTGGGGTAAAAGGGAATATGACTCTCAAGGCAACGAAGTATACTATGAAGATAGTGGTGGCAGAGTAATAAACAATAGACCAAAAAGAAAAGTCACTATAGAGTTAACTGAAGATCAATTAAAGAAGATCAAAGAAAGTGGTTTACTATGATACCTAATAAGTTTAAAATGGGAGACATGGTAAGATTAAATAAGGACGCTGACATAGATAATATATCACATAATAAGGACTATATTGTACTCCAAGAGCCTCTCTATATTAATTATATACTTCTTGAGGGTGATGATGGTAATATTAAATTATGCTATTCAGAAGTCTTTCATAAAGTCGATAATTCAGATTATCTTAAGCCTTTACTATTTATTACTATATCGAAAACAACCCCACAACAAAGTATTAAAGAGATATATCATAATTTTAAAGGAGCATTTCCTAACCACAAGATAGTATTAGTATCTGAATATATAAGTGAGATTGTGGAAAAGGTAAAGGACTCTAGTAAGACTCTGTATAAAAAAGAAGAGCATTTTGTCCCGTTACCACAAGCACCTCAGTCACCTCATCCGAGTGAGCCAGGACCGTGGTGGGAACACATGCCAATCACAGTAACTAGTACCGGGGTAGTACCGGGGCAGATAACAATATTTGACTATGGGGTGAAGTAAAGTGAGAGTAAAAGAAGTAGACAAATTATTAGCAAAAGCAATTTTTGGGCATATGACAGCCTTTTCTGACTTAGAGAGCTTTATAGACAACGATCATACCAACTTAGAAGCTCTCATTAAAGCAGAACCAGATTTGACTTCAGAACAGAAAGAAGCAATACAAAAAATAAAAGAGCTACTTTTAACCACTGGAGAGTCTACAGAGACTAAATTAGAAGATGTAGCGTTCATTCCCGTCGAGTCCTCTAATATCAGCCACTTAAGCTATTTGTCAGAGGGAAGGACACTTTTAGTTAAATTTACTAATGGTAGTGTGTATGCTTACGGTAACACTACTGAAGAAGAGTACAAAAGAATATTAGAGGCAGATTCCGTAGGAAAAGCTTTTAGCCTCTTTAAGAGCAACCACAACTTGTTCAAAAGAATTCAATAAGGAGAGATAAATTAATATGATTAGATTTAAAGTAGCACCATATGCTCTATATGATGTAATGAATGCATTAGAGAATGAGTCCTCAGGCAACACCGAATCTTATTTAGAAAAGGGTGTAACCAAAGAAGATAATGACTTGGTAGTTTGGGCAGAGAAACATTATTTCCCACAAAGCAGCGACTCAAGGGAATGTTGCTCAGATCCAGAAAGACTTGAAGGTACTGTACTACAAGGTGACTATGAAGATGAAAGGAAATTTAGATGACAAAAGAAACAAACAGTTTGATGCTACTTGAAGATAGCATTAGTAACATTAGAGACATGGTGGCACAGAGTGTGACCTATCAGACACAGGCCCAACCGATTTACAGTGACATCGCTAATAAAATTTTAGCTATGTTTGAAGACCAAAAAGAATTAGACATGATGGCGACTAAAGACTTATTAAAACTATTAGATCTATCTATCAAAGCCCAGCTTCAACCAATAGAGCAATTAACGAAGTTAGTTCAGTCTTTAGAAGCTCTATATGATAAATCCGAATTAAAAGCTAAGATTGAAAATCTAGACGAGGTAATCTCAGAAATAAATAATGCCAAATCAGAAGCGTCAGCAAAAACCTTAGATGATTTAGTCGACATAGAGGACTAACATGCTTTTTGGTGCAGAGATAACTACAGACCTAGCCAAAGACACCGATAAACTCTGTGAGCAGCTTTACATATTTCTCAGGGCTCATATAAATAAAAGACTAAAATTTGAGAGTGATGAGTCTAGAGAAGACTATGTCCAGGATACTATTATGTACCTTTTAGAAAAATTCAATAGTCTGACAGATGAGCAAAAAGAAACTCTAAATCTTGAAAGGTACTTCTTTAATAGAGCTAATAGCTATATAGGAAACAGACTAGAAACAGCAAAAAGACAGTACAAAACACTAAAACATTACCTGTACGAAAATGATCCAACAAACGAAGCCTATGTTAGTTTTGATCCCGATATAGTCGATGAGGCAGTTCTCAGTAAAATAGTTAGTTCTTATAAACTGCCTGAGGATAAAGCTGAGATTCTAAAAAGACTATCTAGGAATTCTCTAACTTTTTTAGGATACTTTGGTGAACTACACCCAATAGGTGCAGACGAAGACCCCACAGGCACATTGGAGGCCTTGAGCTTCTCTGTAGTAGATGAATACTTATTAGAGATGGTAGAAGGGGGTGGCACTCACGAATAGAAACAACACCTACTTAGACTTATCGTCCAAGTATATACTGTCCAGCATAGAAAAAAAGAAACTCATAGAGTTATTATTAGAAGATACATCCCCACAAAGTATTTTTTTGCTTTCTCTAATAAAAGAGATGCATGGAGACTTGGGGGCTGTACTGAGAATAATAAACCTTGGGTCTAATAAAGATAGCAAGGTCATTAAAGGAAGTGTTGGTAGACTATTACTAAGGTATATTAAAGATGCTATTACCTTAGCTAACTATAAATACTTTATAGAAGAAGACAAGTCAATAAGCACTACTAGGATGGCTAAGACGGAGAGATTCAAACTAGCAGAATTATCGAGGTATACGATCATAGGAACATTTAATAGACATAATATAGAATATAGAAGACCATCCCAAGGATGATCTTCTTTCTATTTACAGATATGTGTTAAAGTACTCACTATAACACACACTCATACTATATAATATAGTGTAAGGGTATATGATAGAGACTCAGGTCTCTTTAGGTAAGTCAACAGTCCTATAGATTCTAAAGCGTTCCTAGGCGCCTATAGAGACAATTGACAATAGCGAAGCTTTTCCACTTCCGTTTAAGCTTCGAGAATTCGGGCAGGATCAGTAAACGTGATCTTACCCGAATTCAGTCAAACACTCATGTACCCCTACTGTCTTTTTAGCTACTTTTTGTTGCTTCTAACTTAGCACTATGCTAAAATTACTATAAATCTTTCTTAAAGGAGACTTTTGATGGCATTACGACAAGCTAAGATACAACCTACTATACAGGAAAAAAGGTATCAAACATTGCAAATATTAGAGTCTGCTTTTATGTCAGGCAACAGAGTTATCATAACTCCAGTAGATACGCTCTCCCTATCTGCACTATCGGGGGAGTCTTTTACATATAAAGCACCGATCGAAACATATATCATATACAACGAAAGACCTAAGGTTTCATTACTGAGAAAGTTTGGGTGGTACAGAGAAGATGTCGAAGAGCTTCCACAGGTTGCAACAATACCAACTCACTTACTCTACAGTAAGAGTACGGGGGAGGTAGTCAATGAGGTACTACTTGAGGGTGATGAGTTTCAAGAGCTTGTACAAACTGGAGAATCTGAAAACTACGAACTAAGAGGTCTAGATATAAAGCGTGGTACTTTAATAGACGTGTTCTATGACTTTGCTCCAGACGTAAAAGGTGGCCTTGATTCAATGTACGATGCTGGTGAATTTTCAGAACCTCAAGACAGTTCAATAGACTCTGGTGAGTTTGATGATATTCAAGAAGTATCTGCGGACTTTAATGAAGAGACTACTGAATTTGACAGACCTGTAGACCACAGCACTGTGATAAATAGATTCTATGTCGCAGACCCTAGAATGGACACAATCAGTATAGCGTACACTTGTAAGATAATGCCTTACAAATATGATAGTTCTAAGGAGGCTGAGTCAACTCAGAACCCATCTAATGGAGAGTACCTAAAATTTGACTCTGATAACTTTGGATCATAATGAAAGGTTATATATACAAACATACCAATAGAGAAACTGGTAGAGTGTATATAGGTCAAACATATCAACATCCAGAGACACGCTGGGGAAAAGATGGTATCAACTATCAAGGTCAGAGGGTATTCTATAGAGACATTATCAGATATGGTTGGGACAACTTCGACCATGAGATTATATCAGTTGTCGAAGCTACTAACAAAAGAGCTTTAAAGAAATCTTTAGATGACTTAGAAATATACTACATAAAGAAATACCAAAGCATGTCTCCTGAAAAAGGGTACAACTCAATATATAAAGATCCAGAGTTAAGTACTAGGCTTACTGACAGGGCTAGGAGAGTTATAAGTAGAGAGATGAAGGAAGGTAAAACATTTGAAGAAGCTTATGCAATATACCAAAATTATAAAAAATAGGAGGGACTGTTAAATTATGGCAGAAAGAAAAGGACTTTTTTCGAGAATATTTTCTTCAAACAAAGTACAAAACCCTAACGACAAAGAAAAGATAGAAGAAAAAATAGTCGCTAAAGATGACCCAGTAACTAATTTAGCAACCAGCGTCCTGACATTACTTAAAAGCACCGATGTTAACACGGAAGAAGAAAGCAAGCTAATCCAATTGTACAGACAAATGGAAAATGATGCCATCATTTCGGCAGCCTTAGACCTATATGCTGACAGTGCTACTCAAGTTAACACAAAGACAAAACATGTAGTAGCTATTGAATCCCCTAATAAAATGTTTGAGCAAGAGATCAACGAGTTTCTTTGGAAGCATATTAAGATTGACACGGAGGCTTGGCAGATAGTTAGAGATGTTGCTAGAGATGGTAAGGTCTTATTAGACACTATGGTTGAGGCTGATGACTGGGCTTTTGTTCCAGTAGACGACCCATCAACAGTTAAAGTTTTAACTTCAGGCCAAGACAATATTAAATACTTTGCGATATCAGAAGCTAAAAAAGAGAATGAAGAATCGTTCTTCACACTATATTCTCAAGACAAAACTAACCTAGACAACTACAAAATAGCAGATAAAGATAGATTCATAGCGGGGTTTAATTCCAGAAGAATTACAGGAACAATGCAGCTCGAATCAACAAACAAGTTTAGAGACGAGCCAGATATCAGAGAATATAAGATTCGCACAGGTAGATCACTACTTGCTAACATAGTTCAAGACTTCCAGGTATTATCGGCTCTAGAGGATGCTATGTTTATTAACAGGCTTTCCAAGTCTACGGAGTTCAAAGTAGTTACTATTGATGTGGGTGAGGGCACTAACAACAAACAGGCTCAGGCAATGATTAACTCTGTAAAGAATGCCATTAAGTCTTCTGAGGCCATTGACTTATCTTCAAGTCGATATACTAACAGACAGTCACCTGTTCCAAAAGACGACTGGATCTTCATCCCAACAAGAGGGACTAAAGGTTCAATCACCGTAGAGACTTTTGGTGGTGAAGTAGTAGAAGCTAAGACAGCAGATATCGACTACTATAGAAACAAAGTCTTTGCAGGCTTAGGAGTCTTAAAAGCCTACTTAGGGTTTGAGGAGACTACCCCTGGTGGTCTAGGCGATTCTACTCTATCAAAACTAGATGAACGTTTCGGTAAAAGAATAATTAGACTACAAAGCATACTAAAAGGTATTGTTAATCAGATGATTTCTTTTTACTGGAGATATTCAACATCCTCTAGAAAAAGAACAGAGGACAATCTACCTGAGTATGAGATTATACTTGGTAAGGTATCAACTAAGGAAGAGCAAGAAGCTAGAGAGACTTTGAAAGATTCTCTAGACATAGCAGACAGACTTATTGGAATGTTACGAGAAGAGGAATTTGTTGACTTTGTTGATAAAAAGAAACTATTCAGTTACATCTTTGAGGAAGTAATAGGTATAGACACTAAAGAATTTATTGACACACCAAGTCCTGGTGACATACCTCTTCACACTAAGAACATTGATGAGAAGAAAAATATCAATGAGAACACCAAGCTAAAAACTAAAGTCATTGAAGAGATGCTTAGGGACCCAATAGCAGCTTTACCTAAAAAAGACTTAAAGGAACTCTTTGATAACTACGAGATCTACGTTGACACTGGTGGAGAAGTAATAAGTCTTAATGAGGCTTTAAAACGAACTAGATATAAAAGAGTATACTTAGAGAAGACATATAAGCAATTAAAAACTCTATCTAAATCTAAAGACCCTGCTAGACTTGCTAAATCTAAAAGACTAACTGTCAAGTACACAGGAATAGATAAAGACAACTTAATTACTTTCAGAGTGACTGCAGAAGATCCAGAAGCTAACAAAAGAGCTGGTAGACCTACATCATATAAAACCAAGGTCTCTTTAAAAGACTTAGCATATTTACTTCAAGCAGCTAGGGAAGACGAAGAAAAAATAACAGACAAGGACTTAATTTTACTTGCTATGCAAGGTGATGTCGACGTAAGTTGTACATGTCCGAGTTCCTTATATTGGGGTCAACAATACCTAGGAACTAAACAAGATTACTCTTTAGACAAGAATACTATAGAGCCTACTGTAAGACCACCTAAGATCCCTGTATGTAAGCACACGATAGCCACACTATCTGTACTACCATTCTGGTACAACACAATCATTAGAGACTTAAGAGTTAAAGGTGTCTTAGGCTCATCTAAGATACAAGATGAAAAGATAGAAGACCAGTCTGACGAATTAAAAGAAGAGACTGAGCTTGAAGAACTTGAAGCTTCAGAAAAAGCTTTAGAAAATAAATAAAGGAGAACACTTATGAGAAAGATAAAAGAACTGTTATTAGAATCGAAAGAACTTGAAGTTTTTGAGGTAGAGAGACTATTAGCAGGTTTTCTAAAGGATAAAGGCATTAAAGCTCAAGTTGAAAAATTTGACGATTATTTTAATGTTTATATATCTAGTTATGCAGAGGACGAAGGGCCTAAGAGAATTCCTGTAAAGAAACTATTAGACTACTTCAAAAGTCTAGGTGTATCTGAAGACGCTTCAATATCAAAAACCAAGTTCGGTTACACTATTGTTATGATCAATGATGATAACTCTGAGAAGCTCATGGAGGCAGTAGAAGTTGATGACGAGGCAGGTAAGTGTTGCATTTGCGAAAACATCTACCACGGTCTCGGAAATGACCCATGGCCTATCTATAACTCACCCGAGGAAAGATGTTGCAACGAATGTAAACAGGAATATGTTATGCCTGAAAGAAATAAACTACTGAGAGAAAGAGTACAAAAGGAATCTGAAAGAGAAGACGTATCTCATGCAGCTTCCAATGTAGTGCTAGATGACAAGTACATCTGGCTATTTAACGTTCTAGACGTCAATGGCGAAGATATTGAAGAAGGTATAGAGTACTTACAAGATGCTATAGACGTATTAATTGAAAATCAAGGCACATTTTTAGTAGCATTTCCTTATGTAGACCCTAAACCTGAAGATGAATCAGTGGACATTGTTTTTGCTGACAACCCAGGGCCAATTGTTATTTATAACAGGGAACAGTCTACAGTAGCTAAGGAAAAACTAGCAAAGCCATCTCAAGAGACTAAGCCAAAAAATGAGTCAGTAGTAGTTGAGGCACAGGCACCTACAAAGAAACAAAAGGCAGTCCAAGGTATCAACGATGTTTTTGACTATTTAAGAGCTTACAAAGGACAACTAGATAACTATGAAAAGCTTGCTAAGTATTGCAGAATACTATTAAAGAGCATCAACTCTATAACTCCTCAGACTGAATCAGTACAAACTGAAAGTCGTTACGGTGATGACTACTACCTAAGCATTGACTTCACCAGAACATTTTATGCTGATATGACTGACGCTAGTCGTGATATGGGTGAACAGGTAATAGAGTACTTGCAAGAACAGGTAGTTTACTTAGAAGAAGCTTATAGAATCTATTTAGACTTCGAATACGCAGGAACTACTGTAGAAGAATACTTTAGTACACCATTGACTTATGAAGATGCAAAACTTGCACAGCAAGCTCTTCAAGGAGAATACATGGATGTTACTATTAAAAGATATGGAGATGAATAATAATGCCTATTTATAATATTACATATTACTTAAACGGTGGTGTTAACAATCCTAGTAACCCAGCAACATTTGATAGTGCTACTGATTTACCAGTTACGTTATTAGATCCTACAAGAGAGGGTTACACATTTGATGGTTGGTATAGAGACCCAGATTTTATTAATGGTCCAGTCTCATCTATTGACGAAGCTGGTGATGAGGTATTCTATGCTAAGTGGGCTATCAACCAATACACTTTAGAATTTGTAGACCATGACGCTTCTGTACTACAAACAGCAGATTATGACTTCGGTGCCGACCTAAGTGCAGTTACAGCCCCAGTAGACCCAACCAGAGAGGGCTATACTTTTGCAGGTTGGGACTCAAGTGTTCCTGCAACAATGCCAGCTAGTGATGTAACTATCACAGCAACTTACAGTATCAATGAGTACACTATTACTTTCGACTCTAATGAGGGTTCAGCAGTAACAGCGTTAACCCAAGATTATGCCACAACAGTAGTAGAGCCAACAGAGCCAACAAGAGACGGTTATGAGTTCACAGGTTGGTTCTCAGACGAAGCCTTAACTACACCTTATGTATTTGATACAATGCCTGCTGAGAATATTACTTTATACGCTGGTTGGGACATTGTAACTTACACAATTACTTATATTAATTTATTCGGTATAGAGCACACTAACCCAGCAACATTTGTAGTAACAGACTTAGATATTACTCTAACAGCCCCAACAGAAACACCTAATCACTCATTCGCAGGTTGGTTCTCAGATCCTCGTGGTTTAACTGAGGTTGAATCTATAACATCTACAGGAGATAAAGTTTTATATGCTATGTGGGATTTACTAGGAGATTTTGTTTCATTACCAGTAGTTCCTAATAACCCATACGACTACAGAATTAACAAGAACTTTATTGTTCAAATACTTCCTGTAAGAATTCTTGAGAATAACTATAGAGTTCAAGTAATCATTAGTCCAGGGACACTTAAATACTTTGCTGAGACTTATACGACATACGCTGAAGCTTCTAACGTTGCTCAAGCCTATTTATCACTTATAGGTCAGAACGATCTAATAATTGACGCAGGGCCATTCTAATCATGGCAGTTAAATTACAAATAAGGAGAGGTCTTAAGGCTGATCTAGAAGATTTAACTGTAGGTGAGTTAGGTTACTGTACAGACACTAACGAATTATTTATTGGTGATTCTGAAGGAAATGTCTTATTGAATGATCTTACAGAAATACAAAGTCAAATAGACGCTATAATAACTAGAATAGAAGATTTAGAGTCTGTTTAATAAAAAGGAGATGATTCCCTATGGGAGACTTAATAAAATTTAGACGTGGCTTAAAGGCTAATTTACCTAGTGATCTTATAGAAGGAGAATTAGCTTACTGTACGGACACTAGACAACTATATGTTGGTACTGCTTCTGGTAATGAACTAGTGCAAGATGGTAGACTAACTAGTATTCCAGATTATAAGACTGCGCTAGCTACAATAAGAGAGCAAGACGCATTACAAGATATAGAATTACAAAACATAGTTAAAGCTTACACAAACAAGTTTATAGACATGTGTGATGAGCTAACAGTTACAGAAGAAATAACTAGTTTAGGAAAAGACGTAAGAAATACTCCTGGGGTAGTTACTAGTATCAAAGGTAGAACTGAAGGTAAGGGCAAAGTTGCATATGTGAACAAGACTATTGATGAACCAATCGCTGAGCTTAATGGTCATACTTTGAGAGAGGTGTATGAGGATAATTCTATTGATATAAATGAAACTAATTTTAATGTATTTGACTCAAATGTCAGCATTGTTAATGGTGTTATTTTGGTTGATGAAGCCATTCAATCTCAGAACGTTTTATGTTTAGTCAATCATACAGTTAATACAGAGGACACTTATTTATCTCTTTATTATATTAAGGCAAATCAAAACAACTTACAATTTACGTTATGGACATCAATAACACCATTTGTTTTAGAAAATTACGCTTTTTACACAATACAAGGAGACTATATAATTCTTGGAAGAAAGTTTAAATTTTCAGCAGATAGTTCCACATTTAAACTTGGACTTCGTTTTGACGGAACAACTTTTCCTTCTTATGAGATACATTCACATATGTTTATCAATCTATCAACTTTAGATATTGAATCATCAAATGAAGATTTAATTAAATATAACTACTCACTCTACGAAGCACGCAAGAACATCAAAAAGAAAGTGTTGACTTATGCTGATATTTTTGAGGAGTTGCAAAGTTTACTAAATAACCAATTTACAAATAGTTTATCAGGTTTTTCAATAAGTGGATCTTCATCTTATATATTAACTAATCAAGTAGTAAATGTAAGCGTTGCAAATAGTAGACTAGATTCGTTTTTATTTAATAGTGATACATCAAATAAACTTGACGTTGGAAAATACTATTTTGCTGCAAAAGCTAGAGTAACAAATGGTATAGAGTCAATTCTTAACTCTGGTTTAAGATTAAGATATTTTAATGGAGTTGGAGTAACTGAATATCTTGGGGTTAAACCTGAACTAAATAAATGGGAATTACTTTCGATGGTAAACACAAACCTATCAGGAAGTTATTCAAGAATTGACGTTGGCGTAAATACAGTTAGTGAATCTAGCCAAAACGTTAAATACGAAGTAGATGGCAACACTGGAATTTACGCAATCAACTATAAATATTTCGATGAACTCATCACAAAAGAACAACTAGACACGATGTTAGAATATTACCTAGAACACAAAGACCACTCACTCTATCACGTAAGTAATCCTGAGATTAAGACGAACAATAAGAATTTGTTTGATGGGGAGCTAGCACAAGGTTCATTATCTTCTGCAACGGGACTTTATTTAGCAGGATATGCTGACGATTATTGTTACACTTTAAATTATATTTCGGTTAGTCCACTTAGTCAATATACCATTAGTGATACCAATAATACTGTTAAAAGAATATTTTTATATGACAAAAATAAAACATTTTTGGGTTATACTGATGCATATACTTTTACACCACAACAAGATGCACAATTTGTTAGGATTAGATTCTATGAAAATAATATAACAATGGGTAATTACAATCCACAACTAGAAGAAGGCTTAGTAGCAACACAATATGTTCCTAACCTCAACAACTCTATATCCTTCCCAGTCCCAAGACTCTCAGCACTAGACAATGGTGTAACAGACATGATTCATCACGTGAATGGTAAGTGGTATTATGAGAAGAAGATTTCAGATCCATTAACAATAGATGGTTCACTATCTTTTTCATTTCATACTGATTTTGTAGGGTATAAACAAATTAACTTAAGCTATTCTCAATTATCTAACAATTTAGGTTCTTATATGGGCGATAAAACTATAATAATAAAAGATGATAACAACTGGTTATCTTTTCAAAATAACCCAGCAGGTAACTCAGATGCCCCCGATAGATTTTATGGGTGGGGGGCAAGTTATACTATATCGATTTCCGATGCTGATAGTGGGTGGGCAGAAGATTTCATACCTCAAGAAGCTGATATCAAAGCTTATTTCACAGCACACCCATATACTATCTTATATCAACTCACAACCCCAGTCATCACAGAGATTAAACCTCTAGGTGGGCCTCTTAACTTATTCAAGTCAGGCACACTATACTTAAGAGCTAGCTCAGCTGGCGTAGAGCAATACAACACACAAGTGACTACAGACTTCCCTATTCAAAAAGTAGAGAAACTAGTTATATTAAATGAAGATGGATCTCAAACTCCATTAGACGAAACACAAGCAGTTATCGCAGTAGACAATTTATCATTTACTCACCCAGATCTTACAGACAATGATTTCATCTACTACTCTGCTTTACAAAAAGATTATTTGATTCCAGATACACTAACGATAAGACAATACTTTGATCCATATGTTGCACAAGACAGAGTCTTAGAAAACACTTATTACAAATGGAATGTAGTTGTCAACAACGGTGTATTCACAATAGAAGGTGAAGAATTATGA